AAGATACGTGTCTCGCTGATTAACTGTACGCCCTTGGATAATACATGTCTTAGGACGAATTGTCTTGTGAATGGATACAATATGTCCGAGTTTCAAATAAAGTCTCTGTAGTCCTAGTGCTAGATTATAGGATACAGTTGTAAAGCGTAGTTCTCTTCCGTGAACACAACCATCTGCAGAATGATATCCGTTGATAAATTCCTGAATTAGATTTGCCGGTGCATCCTGTACCCATTCTGGAATGAGTTTACCGTGTGCATATTTTCCAAATTGTTTTAGAATTGTATACCATGCGAAATCTGCACAGCCATACTTATCGGCAGCACCCGTTGAACAATGCTTATCCGTCAAAGGAAGGATCTTTTGAAGCCTTGCGAGAATAGTTTCTTTATCTGCATTATTAATGGCAAAACGAATTTTATGTGCACTATTACCATTTGCTTTTGTAGTCTCTTCAATCCACCCATCGCCGATAAAGTATCCCATCATAAACCACTGATCGGCGTCATTTAATACGTAGGTTATCTTATCTATACGCGATCCATTCATTTGTTTATTCAGTGTAAATTCTGGCACAATTGATTTGCTATTAATAACCATTCCAAAGTAATCATTCATCGTCAACGTCTTCGCATTCTTCCACCGTGGCTCTTCAAAAGAATATGTATATTTGCGGCTGGCATTATCCCAGATACGTAGCTGCGTGCGCACATAGAATGGATGCTCGTCCGTTGCGGTAATCGTCTCAGGATGATATTTAATACGAATGTCGTATAGAGTCTGATCGTAAATCTTTTGTTGAAGATTTACAATCTGCTGAAACTTGCCGGTATGCGTTAATAGTGTATTCTCTAATGTAACCGATTCAATAGGCATATACCCCTTATCGGTTAGCACACGTGTGCCTGCTACAAAGCAAGGGAATCCCGCAAAGATAAGACGAACCTTGCCCTTGTATTCCTGAAAGACCTGGTCTGGTACCTTTTTAATATCGGTCTTACCCGTTTCAGGGTTCACGAGCATCACCGAGTGTGGAAAGACCGCCTTATGAGTCTTGATTGCCGGCTCTTTGAATTCGTTGAAGGCGATCACCTTATAACCGGCACGCTCAATACCTAATGTATCACCACCAGCACCGCTAAATAGACTTATCGCAGTCTTATTGTCGCAAACGACGGAAGGCGCAGCGGGTTTAGGCGGTTCAAGTGCGGTAAGGCGTGTTGTAATATCAGCCACCGCCGTCTGTAGTTCAACAATGGCGGTATGGAGTGATTGGAGGGTCGGCTTGGGCATTTTATTTAGGGGTGAGAATTCTGCAGTGCCGGGAGAACGGGGTGCAGTGGGTAATTTTGTCAGAAAAGGTGACTGCACCAGGGTCAATTTTTGTAAGTTTTATAGCGGTAATTAAATCTAAATTTACTCGCCAGTTTTTACAGTATAGGATGAGCTCCACTCGCAATGCCGATGAAGTCGCCGAAGAATTTATTGACTTTGATAATATAGATTTCGGTCCCGATGCTTACGGTGTTCTCATGAATATGGATTTCGGCGGTATGAATTTGCCCGAAATTGTGGAAGAACTCAAGGATAACTGTGACGACGCCGGTGCCTCACGCACTGATATTTTCCTTGTTCCCAGCCCAGATACAAAGTGTCTCACGCAAATCAATGTACTTGATGATGGCTGTGGAATGACCCCGAGACAACTCTTTAACGCGTGCCGTATCGCCGGACAATCTGTACATAAGAGCGGTGATATCGGTAAGTTTGGTATGGGTATGAAAAATGCGACCATGGCTGCCGGTCGCTTCATCACCATCTTCACTAAAACAGAATCGACCGGTGCGATTGCTATCATCCTGGATACCGACAAAATGAAAATGGATCGTACATTCCGCCCCACACATTTTACCGATAAGGCGATTGAACTCTCTTGGAGCCTGCCCAAAGATATCTGGCGTCGCTTCTCCGCCATGCCCTCTGGTACTCTCATCAATGTCCGCAATCTCAAGGATACCTACATTCGTAATGCGGCGGAGACCGCCAAGGAACTCCAGCGTGCCCTCAACTTGGCATACATTTCGGCGACCAAGAATTCCGCTTATATTCACGTCGGCACTCTACCAGGCAAGACCTCACTTACCATCAATCCTGTAGATACCTTCTACCGTAACCGCCCTGATGCGCTCAAGTACTGCTCAGAAACGACGTTACGTGTGTATAAGGCGACCGGCGAAATCGGCATTCGGGTCCTAGAAGTGTTAGAAGGGCAGCGTGTTCTTGGCATTAATAAGACGGATAACACGATTCAATGGGGTAGAGGTGACGGGGAAGAGAGTCCTCAATGCTATCGTATTTGGCTTGACCGTATTCGCACCAATTCGGGTAAGGATAAGATAGAATATCGTCACGACCTTTTGGACGAGATTCCAAACGACGATTACGTGGCGGTCAAGGTTCGGTTCATTTCTTTGACGATTCAGGCGTTCAAGGAGGAGGGACTCAAAGGCTATTTCTCCGAGCTTGACGCACACCGCCGTGGCATCTATATGTACCGTGATAACCGATTGGTGGCACCTTGCTTGACTCTCGGCGAGCCAATGGACGATAAATGTAATCGGCAGCGTATGGAGGTCATTTTCCCGCCATCACTGGACTTTGAAATGGGTGTACGTACCCAGAAACAACTTACGAACCATTTGAATTCTCAGGTGATTTCGGACGCTTTGCGGGTTCTATGGCATCAACAAAATAGCGTTTGCGTGCGGGCGAAGGATATGAACGGCACTGTAGATGCTGTAACGGAAGAGGTAGAAGAGGTTCTTGTCAATGTACCGGTTGCGGTTCCTCCTCAACGAAAAGGTAAGATGTCGGTAAGAGCGGCTTCAACTCCTGAAGAGCTCTATAGCAATGAACTCATTCTAGAAACGCCTGAACAGACTGCGGCGATTGCGAATGCGGCGGCGGCAGTAATTGCCTCGGCGGCACCGGAAATCGTGGCAACAACGCCAATGTTTACCCAGCGTGTCTATGCTGAATTCGCAAAAGAGATGCGTGAGCGCCTCTTAAAAACCAATCCTACTTGGACGTCCCATGAAGTTATTCGCGAAATCGGTCGGTTATGGGGAATTCATACACAAACGCCTGATTATACAAGTGTCCCCGAGCCAGTAGCTGCTCCTGCGCCTCCTCCTGTCTCACGGTATGCGAATACTGAAATCCCTTTGCCTACGCCTTTGTATTATAGTGCAACCAATCATCCATTATCACCCCAAGCCTTTACTGCGGCGAAGACCGAAGAAGTTCTAAACGAGAAATTAATGGAGACTGTCGCACAGCAAGGATTTGCGGAGCCGCCACCAAGTAACGCACGCTCTTATACAAAATATTCAGATGAAATCCGCCCTTGGATTATTCAAACGTATCCTCGTTGGTCGGTAGACCAAATCATTTCTGAAACTACTCGCCTATGGAAAATGCAACAAGATAAGATAAAAGCGATTAAACAGGAAGTAGCACCACCGCCTCCACAAGTAAGCCGTGCACCTCCATCCTTTGACCGTCGTTCAACTGCCCCGCCACCTCAATCGGCTCCTACAGTTATACGCGGTCCACGTAGCACAGACCCTGTAATCGCCGTAAATACTACCGCTTCCGCTACAACTGCTACGACCTCCTCCACGACCCGTGGGGCTCGTGCCGCTGCCGCATCAGAAGCACTCGCGCGTACACCAAGAATGCCACCAGTTCCACCAGGACCACTACCTATTCGCGGACCCTCTGCCAATGGCGCTGCCCAAGAAATAGATTGGACGAAAGTCCTAACCGCATTACCAAAGTCGCTGCCGTCCAATAAGAATGAAAAACACGTTTTGGATGCTATTATGGGGGTTTGGAAGGCGGGTGAAGGACAAAAAAATTGAAACTGTTTTGCGGTGTATAACATTTGTACCCTTCTCGCCATGTCCTCCCTCCTTGAACTTGCTATCGCACGTACCTCTAACTTCCAACGTCCCGTTGCTCAATTTACCATTGATTCTTTCACAATGATAGTTTTCTTCAATGATGAAGATAAGGGTTATTATATTGTAAATCCGGCTGATACCAATTCTTATACTCGTATTCCTGATACATTCACTATCGGTAATACGATTACTTGGTTCTATAATACATATTGTGCTCCGATGTTGAATCAGGAGCCAAATTATAATACTCCGTCATTCACTCTCCATAAGCGAGTTGGACGACGACTCTATCCTCTACGCAAATTGTCAAATTCAACCTGTATTCGTCTCCTTAAGGCAAAATGGCATGAATTGAGTCCCAATCCTGTTATTGGTAACCTGAGCTTCTAACAATAAGATTCATAGTGTGGCGGCGGTGGTCGTCGTCATCGTCGTCAAAAAAATGAACAACGTATTACACGTTGTTCTTTTTCCAATGCAGCGTATACAATATTCTGCCGCATATATAGGATTCGGAATGCCAAAGAGAAGTCGAAAAATGAATAGCCCTGTATCTGACAGTTGTCCTATCGGCGATGCCGGCGCACGCTGCTCGGTTTCGGGCAAAAACTACGAAATCAAGATTGCGAAAACTTGTAAAACGGTACGGTCGCCTTATTTAGAGATTCCGTTCAATACACAGCCTCTTGATACACTCGGCGGCTGTGGTGCCGATATTGATATAAAACTCAATTGGCGGACGGAGGGGGATATTGGTGTGGAGGCGAAACGCCCTACTCCCGATTGGATGCAGATGAAATTGGAAAAAAATAAGGAGGGCGTTTGGGTCGGTGTAAGTGCCGGCAAAATTCCAGCCGCCTCCAAAACGATCTTTGAAACGATTATCGGTGCGGCGAATCTCTTTGGCGGCAAGACGCCCACGTTCCTAGAACGCCCTGTAACATATTCTGAATGGACGGACATTAAGAAATCCACACCTGAGTTCAAAGACTATTATATTCCTTGCGGCGCAAATACCATTTCGCAACTTTATAAAGCGAAGGGATGCCAATATATTCAGGTAGACGGAAAGGGACTCTACCATACTGGTGAAGATACGTGCGATTTTGGCGTTCCCTACTTTGAATGCCCGCAACGAATTCGTATTCGTCTCAAGGTTCATACCCGTAAAAACAAAAAGGGGAATATGTGCTTGTCTGTCATGGCGGCGGCACAACCTATAAAACTGAAAGAGTTGGTGGCGTCTAAGTTTAGTTTGGATGCGGCGGCGAAGTTGCCATCAAGCCTTGCGGCTGCTTCTTCTGCCGCCGCCCCGTCTCCTAAGGCAACATCACCAAAGACTGAAGCAGTGCCTAAAAAGAAAAAGACGGGTTCACCGTCGTCTGTGGTCTCTAACAATAATTTAGATGGATTGGCGGCGGGAATGGACAAAATGGCGATTTAGGGTTGTTGCTGCTGCTCCGCCTCGCGTATCATTTGTTGTACTGTTGGATTTTGGTTATAGATTAGATGAATATTATTCATGTATTCGCTTCGGATATCAGACCTGTCTCTATCTTGTTGATTCCACCAGTCTAGTGTCGTTTCAAATACAGGGCGTAAATCCCTCATTTCGTCATCAATATGACCACGGTCACTCCATTGAACTACCCAACGGTGTAGATTCTCCATCAGATTCTCAAAGTCGTCGGTAGGCGATTGACTATCTACGACCAGCATGTAAATACGGCGTAATTGTTGAACTACGCCTTGGAGCATGTGATTTGTACAGCTTTCATTTTGCTGTATAGCTATAAGGACACGGCGTAGCCCATAAATTATATTACGAGGAACTCGGGTGCTGACGGAATCAACCATTTTATCAAATGGTTCATTTCGGTTATATTTATTCATTTTTTTCAGCGGCGGCTGTGCTTGCGGGACTTACGGGACTTGCGGCTTCGGCGAGTACGACGGCGTCTAGCGCCGCCAATCTGCGCCTTCTGTTCCATTAATGCCGCTAGTTCGTCAAATTCGCCCTGTGACGCAACGCCATGCTCGGCAAAAAAGGTCGCCAATTCATCTATACCTTCGTCTTCGTGCATAGCACCATAGCTGCCCTGCGAATTGGAGGGCGCAGGAGGAAGTTGTGGGGCGCCCGCAGGAGGTGGTGCTACTGGCGCAGATGCCTGGAATGCTGCCGCAAATTGCGCTGCTGCCGCCTCCTTAAAGGCTGCCTCTAACTGCGCCTTTGGGACACCACCCATCGGATCGGGTAAAAAGCGAAAATAACGATGAACTGGTGCCTTTCGTAGAGGTTTACTAGATAATATCTCCTCAAATCCATTCGCAGGAGTCAAAACAGATAATTCCGCAGCGGCTCTAGGCTTACGAGTATCAACACTATAAATTTTCTGTTTGATGG